CTGATAAAGATATAAAAATTAATGATACTGAATTAGATTTAGAATCAATTAAGACCCCACAATTACATAACAAGTATTGCAAATTTCACAACAAGTTTAACACCCTATTAAAACAATCGGAAGACCAATTAAGTATTTTACAAAAAGAAAAATGGGAATACTTTACCGGTAAAGCAGACCCAGCAGTCTATCAAGCAAAACCCTTCAATTTAAAAATATTAAGACAAGATGTTGATAAGTATATCAACGCTGATTCAGAAATTATAAAAGCTTCTCAAAAGGTTACTTACTTAAAAACAATTGTAGATTATTTGGATAAATTGATTCGTCAAATTTCTAATAGAACATTTACAATTAAGAATGCTATAGAGTGGCGTAAGTTTACTTCTGGCGCTATCTAAAATTTTTTTATGGCCACACCTCGTTATATTATAGTTGAAAAGAAAGATGAAGTTTATTTAAAGATTGAAGCTGATGCCGATATTAGAAAAAATCTATCAGACTATTTCTCCTTTGAAGTTCCAGGATATCGTTTCACACCTCAATATCGCAATAGAGTTTGGGATGGAAGAATCAGATTATATTCTTATGCAACAGGTCAATTATATGTTGGATTGTATCCATATTTGGAACATTGGTGTAATGAACAAAAGATAGAAATAGTTAAAAACACAGAAATATTAACAAATAAAGAACACACAGCCGCCGCCCTAGACGGATTAGTGAACTCTTACGACATCGCTATACCCCCTAGGAACTATCAATTGGATGCTTTCAAATATGCAGTTGAAAACGAAAGAGGTCTAATTTTATCGCCAACTGCCTCAGGAAAATCTTTAATCTCTTATATGCTCTGTAGATACTATTTGAATAAACTTAACGACAAAATTTTAATTATAGTCCCAACAACATCATTAGTAGAACAATTATACAAAGACTTTAAAGATTATGGATATGATAGTGAAAATAATATCAGTAGAAACTATCACGGATATGATATAGAAGAAGATAAACGAATCGTTATATCTACTTGGCAGTCTTTATATAATTTACCCAAAAAATTTTTCGCTCAATTCGGAGCTGTAATCGGAGATGAAGCGCACTTGTTCAAGGCGGTTTCCCTTACGAAGATAATGACCAAGTTAGTTGATTGTAAATATAGAATAGGTATGACAGGAACTTTAGATGGATCAAAGACACATAAGTTAGTATTAGAAGGGTTATTTGGAAGAGTTAATCAGGTAACTACTACAAAAGAATTAATAAACAAAAAACAATTATCAAATCTTAAGATTAATTGTTTAGTTTTAGGACATACAGAATTTAATAAAAAAGAAATGTTTGGAAAAAAGTACCACGAAGAGCTAAATTATTTGGCTCAAAGTGAAAGTCGTAATAAATATATTCAGAATCTTTGTTTAGCATTGGACGGTAACACGCTCTGCCTTTTTCAACTTGTTGAGAAACACGGAAAACAATTATACGAAATGATAGAGAAGAAATCAGAAAAAGGAAGGAAAGTATTCTTCATTTATGGAGGAATAGAAGCAGATGAAAGAGAACAAGTTAGAGCCATTACCGAAAAGTCTGACAATGCGATTATTGTCGCTAGTTATGGGACGTTCAGCACTGGTATTAATATCCGTAATTTACACAATATTATTTTTAGTAGCCCTAGTAAAAGTCGTATAAGAAATTTACAATCAATAGGTAGAGGATTAAGACTTGGTGATAATAAAACCGAGGCTACGCTCTATGATATAGCCGATGATTTAACATATAGAGAAAATAAGAATTTTACCCTACAACACTTCGCTGAAAGAATAAATATATACAATGAAGAAGGCTTTGACTATCAAATATATAATGTCAGTCTTAAAGAATAAATTTAAGAGAGGTAAAAAAATGCCACATTTAAAACTAAAAGATGAAGCTAAAATAGTCGCAAAGATTATTAAGTTATCAAATGGTGAAGAAATTGCGTGTTTATTACCAGAGAAAAATCTGCCTGACAAATCTCCTTTGATGAGAATTGAAAATCCATTACTAGTTAAATATGTACCAAGAATAGATGAACTTGGAATAGCAGATTATATAGCCCTTGTTAAATGGGTGGGATTTACAAATGATAATATTGTAAGTATTCCCAAAGATAAGATATTAACGATATGCAATGCCACGCCATCTTTCACACAAAGATATTTAAAGATACTAAAAAACTCCGATAAATGGGAACAAAAATTGCCCGATTATTTGAATAGGAATATGTCTAAAAAAGAACTAGAAGCTGGCGCTGATGAGTTTGAAGATACACTTAATAAACTAAAAGAGTATCTGCCATCTGGTGGGAAAAGAACTCTACACTAGGTAGCTAGGTTCCCATTGAAGGGACCCACACCCTATTATACTAATTTATTATGAAAAAGTCAATAAGCCACACTACAAAAAAACAAGCAATTATAGCGAAAAGACCTGCAATAGGAATCCCTATAAAGGTTGAAAACTTATCAAAAGAACTTAAAGATTTTTTATTTAAAATACCGAGGAACCTTGACAAAATCAAAAAAATGTAGTAGTATGGTTATATGAATAAAAGAATAAGAATACGAAAAAACCCTGAGCATTATGTAGATAACAAACTCTTTTTAAAAAAGATGATTGAGTATAAAAAAGTTTGTAATAAAGCAAAGCGTGAAGGTAAAGCAAATCCTCCAGTTACCAATTATATTGGTGGGTGTTTTTTAAAGATTGCGAATCACTTATCCTTTAGACCGAATTTTATTAACTATACTTTCCGAGACGATATGGTTTCAGATGGTATAGAAAACTGCTTACAATATCTTGCTAATTTTAACCCAAGGAAATCAAAAAATCCATTTGCATATTTTACACAAATTATATATTATGCGTTTGTTAGAAGAATACAAAAGGAAAAAAAACAAATTAATGTAAAATATAAAATGATTGAGGACGCAAATTTTGATGA